CTATGGTTTATCGGACCATTGCTAAAGCTACTCAGCTACTGGAGCATTTGAAATTGGCACACGAGCTTGGGATCGAACCAAATTCAATAGGGTAACAACCTACCGGCCCAACCGTGGTGCCTTCTCGTGTTTCTATATAACGTTAAGCTGTTTTAAATCAATCTCAACTAAAATTTTAAGTTTTTTATCTTTTGGAAATTGTTTCCACTTAGCTAAATCCTTTTCTGTTTGATAGCCTTTAATTTCTACATACTCGTTAGAGTTTAGTAGATAAAAATCTGGTGTATATCTTCTTTGTTTTCCTTCGAAGGAATAAGTAAATGTGTCATTGCATCTTACCCACTCAATATTGTTTATGTCTAGCCATTTTGCGTATGCAAGCTCCCACGAACCATGAACAACAACACCTTTATATTCATGCCTCATATTTTTAGCTAGAGACGTATGCCATTCATTATTTTCAACTTTTCTTTTTATAGTTTCTGAAACTTTCTTAGCAATTCGCTGTTTCAATTCCTTGGATCTACCTTTTATATGCTTACTTATTTTTTGTCTAGTTTCATCACTGATAATTGGTTTTGGTAGGCCAAGTTTTTTTGCTCTTGTAGCACCATTTTCGATATGATGCTTTTTAAAATTTTCTTGCTGAAAAGGTGTTGATTGCTTATTAGGATTTAATTTGCAAAGCCTTTCATGCGAGAGAACAGATTTAAAATTTTTACACTGTTTATTGCAGTACACGCAATTTAAATTTGTTTTATCTCTCGGTATTACTAATCCTTCTTTTAATCGAACTGCATAGCTTTTAACACCATTACAAGATTTAACATGTTTTTGAAAGTTACAAGGTTTACATTCGTGTTTGCATTTAGGACATACATTCATCCTAATATTTAGTCTCAACCTAAGCGCTCTACCACTGAGCTAAGGGGGATTTTGAAAATGGCGGATCCAGTAGGATTTGAACCTACGCAGCCTTTTTAGGAGCTGACCTGTCCTTAGCAGGGACGTACAATACCAGACTCTGTCATGGATCCTTAAATTGGTGCGCCATGTGAGAATCTAACTCACACCCTCGGATTGGAAGACCGGCGTGCTGACATAACACTTATGACGCTTTTGAAAATTTGCGAGATGATCGCGAGGTTTTACCCGAAACGCCACATCATCAGTCTTTCGGTCACACACCAGCATTTCTGCTTCGCAAAATTGGTCGCCCATGCAGGATTTGAACCTGCGAATACATGATCCCAAATCATGCGCCTTAAACCAGACTCGAGCCAATGGACGTTTAAAAATGGTGCGGCATGCCAGAATCGAACTGGCCTCTCAACCTTGGCAAGGTCGCGTGTTCAACCAACATACTCATGCCGCGTAAAATGGCGGGTGCTGTGAGATTCGAACTCACGGGGGCTTTCGTAACCCCTCCGGTTTTCAAGACCGGCGCCTTAAGCCGCTCAGCCAAACACCCAAAAATTATTTTCTACGATTTTTACTTTTAAAGGTCGGTAAAAGGGCATCACAATTTGGACAAACTAATCTAAAATTAGATTTTAGATTATTTGTAATATCTCCATCAATATGATCACATACAAGCGGTATAGGCTTACCCTGCCACTCAGTTAGTGAACATATATTACATTTGTGTCCATATTCTATTATTAGAATTCTTTTCATCCATTTACGTATCCCAGCTATACTCATTGTATTAAATGAGTTAGTTTGCAGACGACTTTGAAAGCTTTCAATTATTTTCTTTTCAGAAAATGAGGATTTATATATTCCCCTTTCTTTAAGAAACCTAATAACACTATTAGCGTAAACGCCAAATTTGTTTCCTATTTCTTTTAGAGGGGTAGATTGTAAATACAAATCAATAACTTGCTGTTCATTGTTTGATAGATTTTTAAAATTTGCTACTGTTTTTTTCATAAAAAATGGAGGAGAGAAAGGGACTCGCACCCTTAGAATGCTTTTACACACCCTACAATCTTTCCAAGATTGCTCCTCGTCTAGCCGGACTCTCTCCATGTATTCCGTGATTATCGGGCTCACGGAAAAGAAGCCATACCATTACCATAAGGTAATAGGTGCTACCCTTTTCGATACTAGCGGTATAACTAGTTTGTTCTTGTTGGTTAGCGTTTTAAAGACAACACAGCGCGTTGTCTCCAACTTGAAATGGTGGGCCCTGGTGGTAACGCACCACTTGCCAACTTCCTATCTTATTATGGCAACGGATTTACAGTCCGTTGATAGGGGCAGGTCCCAAAAATGGTGGCTTCTGTTGGTAACGCTCCAACCTTTTACGCTCTTCAGGCGCACGCTCATCTGTCTAAGCCAAGAAGCCATTTGAAATTCATAGTTTTTGGGGCTACCCGGGAAACTTCATGCAACTTGCATTACAAACCCATATTGCTATATTTTTAATATCACTGTCAGCTTTTGCTGTACGTCGCATTTTGCGAACCCTTGGATTATTTTGGTCAATCCTCGTCGTGAACCGTTTGTGTTATGTCTCTATATTATAATCTATTTCCTTTACTTCAACTTCTTTTCTTAAATTATCTTTTCGAATTTCGTTGCGGCATCGGAATAGACCAATCACACCCCTCGCAACCTTGTCTAAAGGTACTCGCTTTGAGGTATGTAACATAATGGTTCATTTGATATAGATTATTTATATCCCCTGAACTTATTTTCCATACCAAAAAGGTACTTTTCTTTTAGTCCATGTTGCAAAATCTTTATCATGAATAATATATTGTCTATATTGATCAATGACAGAGAGGTTGCTGAAATCTTTAATTTGACGACATTTACTGTCTTGACTAATCGCAACTGTAAATGGTGTTAAACTCTTTCTTTCAACAATCGTATTATACCGATTTTCCTTACACCATTTTAAAAATGAAACGCTAAAATGTTCTGGACTTGCAGGCCATCTAAAATTACGTTCATCTACCATTGCTAAAGCATGTTCGAGTAACCACTCAAAGTTTGCTTGCGATTCAATAGTCCAAAGAGTACATTGATGTTTTGCATACCCTTTACCTCGACGTCTTACTCGACCTGTTTTGGTACGAGGGCATGATTCATGAGAAAGTGAGTCCTGTGAGAATGCATTTTGCAGCATAATACAGGACTCAATAATCATTTTTGATCTTGCATGTTGATCGCAAAGATTAATTGCAGATACAACAGGATCATTATCAGTTACAAATATATTCATAACTGAATTATATTAATTTTCCTTAAATTAAACCACGACTATTTTGAGCAAATTCAATAAATTTATAAAATTCATTTCGGCTACCATCACCCGGCTCATGGAACGCACCAGACATTCTTGCAGTACGCATTGAACTGTTCTGCTTGATACCGCGCAGTGAACAACAAGTGTGATTTGCTTCAACCATTACAGCAACACCTTTATTACCTTCACACACCTCATCAATAAATTTGTGTACCTGCATATTTAAAGTCTCCTGCACTTGCGGCCTTCTGCAGATATAATCTACAATACGATTAAGTTTTGAAAGACCAATTACCTTACCATCTGGAGAAGGAATGTAAGCTACATGTGCATAACCCATAAAAGGTAAATTATGGTGAGCACACATACTAATAACAGGAATATTAGTTTGACAAACCATACCGTCATATTGACCATCGTTTTCAAAAGCAGTAATTTTAGGTTCATTTTCAAAACAACCTCTTGCAAGATCATGTACCCAAGCTTTTGCAACACGTCTAGGTGTATCTTCCATATGTGGGTTTTGTTTCCAATTAAAACCCAACGCTTCTAAAAACTTACCATATGCTTCTTCAGCAGCTATTAAATCGTATTTTTGACTCATATAGTAACTATAGACTACAAAAATTAACATTCAACACTTTTTTCCAAAAAAAGATAGTTGATTTTATTTAACACTACCAATTAAATAAAAAGAATATAAAAAGTTGAAAATAAAACAGAAGATATTATAATAATGTTATTATGAGTTACGTTTCAACAGCTTTGCATTTCTGTTGATGTCTTTTTAAGTTTTGAGCTGTTATTTGTTTTGTGCAATTGCAGCATGTTAAAGTAGCTCTTTTTTTTCTTGTAGCATTACGCATACGTTGACGGGTTTCATCAGATCTTTTTCTACCTAAATGAAATTGTCTAGTTTTTTCTACAGCTTCTTTTGTTTTTACTCTACTACCCATAGGGTAATTACCTGGTAACCAACCTGCTGGTATATCTTCAAATGAATTAAAACATTTTACTTTAAGTGTGTTTTGATTGTATGCTCTAACTTTACCACGCGTTGTAGGGCCGCCATCACCGATTTCATCTATTAGATTAGCCCAGTTTGAATCTTCTACAATATTATATAATTTTGAATAATATATACCAGCAGCTCTAAGCTCAGCACCAGTTTTATAATGGCCTAAGATAGTGGTTGAGACATCACATTTATGTTTTGCAAGTATTCGACGCCAATATACCCCAGATCCTTTATATTTTATGGGATCTTTATAATCAGCACATTTACACAAATATTTAATATTATAACCAACAGCTTCTTTAACCATTAAATAATAACCAAAATCCATAATAATATTTATGTATATTGTTGATTTTGGTGATATTTATATTATAATATTTTTATGAATAAAAGCCCATTTAGTAGTACTAAATTTATCGAATTAGGTTCATGCGCATTTAGGCAGTGGCGCGCAGATCACAGCCACTGCTCATACATCCATGGTTACCAGCTTAAAGCTAAATTTTGGTTTGCAGGTAGCTCACTTGATGAAAAGAACTGGATTTGTGATTTCGGAGGTCTAAAAGATCTTAAAGCTAAACTACATCATGTTTTTGATCACACTCTTTGTATTGCAGCAGATGATCCTTGTTTGGATATCTTTAAAGAACTTGAAAGTAAAAGTGCGGTACAATTAAGAATTTTTGAAAAGGGAGTAGGTATTGAGCGAGCAGCTGAACTTTGCTTCAATATTGCAGCTTCTTTAATTACAGAAAAGTATGGTGATCGTTGTTGGGTTGAAAAGGTTGAAGTATTTGAACATGAAGATAATTCTGCAATATATCAACCTACCATTGCACAAAGTAATGTTCCAGAAAAGATTGCAGCTGTGGTAACCCAACCTGTTGATGTATTACCACCTGTTACACAACAGATAACACCAGCTCCAGCTCCGGTAAGTACTGCAGCTCCAGTTGGACCTCGACAGACTACAAATACTTATTCAGGTTTGTTTGCAGGTACT